AGCCGCTATTGCGTGGGGCACTGCCGGACCAAGCGCGACGACTCCTCTCGAGCCTCCGTGGCGTCCATGGCGCGGTACTGGTCGGAGACCGCTGAGCTTTCCGATCTTCCGGGCATGATGGGGCCGGACCTACGCTTCTGCCTTGAGCGGTGCGCCGAGTTGTTGGAGGCGGACCTTTGACCCGCGACCAGTTCACCCTGTTGCAGGACAAGATCGCTCTCTGGCGCCGGTCGGCAACCGAGGGCGCAATGGATCTCCGCGACCACAACAAGCGTGCCGGGGAGGCGCTGACAGCGGCCCTGCTAGAGCGCGCCGCCCTGCATGAGGTCATCTGCGATCTCGTTGACCACGCCCGGCCCTCGAACTGGGAAGACGACGACCAAGACCCCGATGGTATCGACGCTTGGCGCGGAGCGGACAGCGCAATCGCCATGGTGGATGGACTGAAATGACCGATACGATCACCGCCGCCGAGGGCTTGCGTATCTGGCTGCAAGACCGTGCGGAGAAGCTTGAAAACGACGGTTACTTCAATGGAGCCAACGGCGCTCGCCTGTGGGCTGATGCAGTCAACGCGCTGCTGACAGAGCGGGCGGTCCTCCGAGAGGCCCTGACGTTCTACGCCACCGCCGAGCCGCACGAGGTGGATAGCGACCGGGGCAATGTCGCCAGCAAGGCGCTGAGGAGGACGTTGTGACCGAACACCTCCAAGGCTACCCCTACTCGCAGGACGTGATCACCCGCTTGCATGAACGCGCCGAGAGCTACCGCCAATCGGGCGAGAGCGCGGCGCACACGGCCGACCTGCTGGACGAGGCGGCGGGCTGCATCGCCGCATTACTGGCCGACCTCCACGCCTATCGGATGACGATGGACCGGATAGCCGAAGGCTCTACTGAACCCGTCGCCCATACCAGACGACCCGGCCCCTGATATCGCACTCTTCGACTAACCGCTCATAAGGCGGATAGAGGTCTGACCGAAGGCTCACGATCCGCACCATGGCCGGGTCGGAGCCGGGAACCCGCTCTAGGTACTTGATCACGAACCCGTCTGAATCCCACAGACAGAAAGCGCCTGGCGCGGCGAGTGACCGGCGCCGGGTGTCGATGAGTATCTGATCGCCGCCCCGGAAGTCAGGCTCCATCGAGTTGCCCTCTGCCATGATCGCCAGCAGGTCCTCAGGGCGCGCGCGGAGGTCCATCTCCACCAGGGCGCGGGAGAAGGCGACCGTTCCGCCATCGCCGTCGCCGGTCCCGCCGCCGCCCATCCCCGCGAAGGTGGGAAGCCGCTCCACCAGGACCGAGTCGTCTTCGGTTCGCGCGTCGGGCTGATCCGCCTCTGGCCGCGTCCACTCGAAGCCTGGGAAGGCCTTTTTCAGCTTCTCGATGGTGGGCGTGCTGATGCGGGTGGTCGCCGTACCGTTGTAGGGGCGCAGGATCGTGGTCGGCGTCAGGTCGGCGTCTTTTGCTAGTCGGGAAGGGGCGAGCCCGGCCCACTTGCAGAGCGCCTGAATCAGGGCGGTGTCTTCTTCGATGCCGTTCATGACGGCCCAATTAGCAAACATGCCAAATCACCGCGCTTAGCAACATTGCGCTTGATGGGTGGTAATATTGCTAATAAGTTAGCTCCATGGACCAGCAGGAAATCATCAACCGCCTCGAAGCCCGCGCCAAGCTGGTTGGGCTTCCGATGTCCGAGGCCTGCAAGCGTGCGGGTATCCACCCGACCACATTCAGCCGCTGGAAGCAGTCCGAGAAAAACCCTGCACCGAAGGGCGCCACCATTTCCAGCGTCAGCAAGCTTGAGACCGTGATCGCCGCCCATGAGCGCGAAGTGGTCGAGCGTGTGAGGGCCGCATGAGCCCCTTCACCGAAGCCCAGGAAGCCCGCATCCGCGAGATCGTGGCCGAGGAGTTGCGCCGCCGCGACCGCGAGGACGCGAAGTATCTCAGCCGCCTGACTGAAGTCGTCGACGCATCCCGGCCCGGAGGCGCTCAAGATGTTCAGTGACATCCGCAGCCGGGTCGCCGAGGCGTTGAATGTCCCCCGGCGGGATCGCGAGGGGGCCAAACACCCGCTCACCGGAGCCCGGCGACAAACGCTCAAGCTCAACAGCGATGCGCTCAACCGCGATTTCCAGGGAGAAGGCCATGGCGGCCAACTCCTGGAGTGTGTCTCCAGCCATTCAGATTGCCCCGTGGTTCGTTTTGCAACGGCCACCGGAGCATGTCCGGCCGGCCGCCGCAACGCGGGCGGCAGACTCCAGGCGGGGCCGCGCTGACGCCATGCCCTTCGCCGATCACACAAATTCGCGAGCCCCGAGCCCCAAGTCCCCGGCGCGCGATAGCTGGGCGACCCCAGCACAGAGGGCCGGAGACGCACTCTCACGTCTCCGGCCCGATGGGGTTCTGTCATCGCGCCTCGGGCTCCAAGCCCTTGGCCCGCTGGACGTAGCGTCTGGCGGCCTTCGCCAGCGCTCGTCTCGTCAAATCGTCCCGGCCTCCGCACGCCTCCAAGCACCGCAGGGCCGCTCGCCACGCATCTCGATCCCTTCGCCGTCCTCCCACTTCGTGAACTCCCGTCTAGGTCTCCATTCATGACCTACTCAGGGGTGCAAAGCATGCGGGATGATCCGCAACTTTTGTCGCGGCGTCTGGCGACCTACGTGACGCGCTGGTCGGCGAAAGAACTGTCCGATGCGGTCGGTTGCGATGTCCGCACCGCCGAGAACATCAAGCGCGGCCACTGGCCTGTCGCCCGGCACTGGATCGGCCTGCTTGAAACCTTTGGCCGCGACATCACCGACGCCGTTTTCCACCCTGACGAAGCCACAGCCCGGCTCGAAAGAGAAATCCGTGACCTCCAACGCCAACTTGCCGCGACGCGGAGGGCTGCGGATGCGGCTTCGCGCACTGCGGCTCGCCTGGGTGCGGCTCGTAACCGCCCTCAAGACCGGACCTCCGCCGACCTGACGCCTGAGCCCTAGGCCCACGCCAGAACAAAACCCGACCGCTGATCGCCCCCTGAGCGACCGGCACACACCGAAAACCACCAGCAGCCCGAGGGCTGAATAGGAGAGCGAACCTGTGTCTGAAGCTCAAGACGTCCTGAACCAGCAAGCCCAAGGGCAGCTGCGATCCATCATTGAGCGGGCCGAACGGCTCGAGAGCGAAAAGGCGGAAATCGCTGAGCAGGTCAAAGAGGTCCTGAAGGAGGGGAAACTCTCGGGCTTCGACCCCAAGATCATCCGGAAGGTCCTGCGCCTCCGCAAGATCAGCCGCGAGGCCCGCCAGGAAGAAGAAGCCCTGATCGATCTCTACATGGTCTCTTCAGGGAGCGTGTGATGGATCGCCCCTGGTCAGAAGACGATCTGAAGCTGGCGGACCTCTACGCCATCGGAATGCCGATGCGCATGATTGCCGACCAGCTCGGCCGGACCCGCGGCGCTGTGAAGCTGCGCGTCTTCAACTGCTCCCTGCGCCGCGACCCCACGCGGTTCCATGAGTTCGCGAGCTTTGTGGCTCGCCCTGGCGAGCGCTGGGCGCCTGTCCGCTTCGCTCCGCTGTATTTCGTATCCGACCACGGTCGCGTTCTCTCGATGACGTCTCACGGGATGGGCAAGTTCAAAATGCCCACGCCTGACGAGTACGGCTATCTGCGGCTGTGCTTGGTGACCCCTGACGGAAAGCGACACGCCCATCTGCATCGCCTCGTGGCGCAGCACTTCGTCGATGGCGAGGCTCCCGGGCTGGAGGCTGCCCACTGGGATGGGGTGAAGCCCAACTGTGCGGCGAGCAATCTTCGCTGGGCGACATCGGCCGAAAATATCGCTGACAAGAAGCGCCACGGGACGTCCCGGGCGGGTGACGATCACCCCAAGGCCCGGCTGCGCGTGAACTTCGAACGTCACCGCGCCGATGCGGTTGTTGTGCGCGCCGCGCTGGATCTCGGCATGTCGGCCCGCGCGGCGTCCAAGGCGGCGGGCGTCAGCTACGACATCGCGAAGCGCATCAAGAGCGGAAAGTCTTGGCATAATCTTGAAGGAGTGGCCGCGTGACCTATCCAACAACCCCCGGATTTCAGAACCGATCCACCTCCAAAGCCGCCGCCGAAGGCATAGCACCCAGGGCTCAATCCCTCCGCGCTCGCGTGTTCGATGCGCTGAAGGAGAAGCCCGACACCCCCGAAGGCGTCGCGGCTCGCATCGGTGAGCCGGTCATGAACGTCCGGCCGCGATGCTCAGAACTCGCCGCTCGCAACATGATCCGCGACACCGGCGCGCGGCGCGAAGCCATGGGCGGACGGCAGGCCATCGTCTGGGCCGTCACCGGCCAGGCCAACGCCGCGACCGACCCCCAAGCCGCGGGAGGCCAACTTGCCCACGCTGCTTGAACGCCCGTCGGTCCTGCTGACCCGCATGGACATGTCCGACGAAGAGAACATCAAAGACGCCGAGCGCGAGCTTCAACGCGCCGGCAACGATGCCGCCAAGCTGTCCGTCTGGGCGGCGAAGTGGGGCCGGGCTCTGACCCTGCGCTGCGCCGAGACTGAGGGCTGGATGCATGCGCCCGACGAAGTCGAGACGCTGACGGAAGAGGTCAACAAGGCCGAGGCGTCGCTGGGCGAGCTTCAGGAGGCCGCCCGCCTCGCGATCGACGGCATCGACAAGGCCCTTTCCGACAAAGGTGTGGCCGACGCCGTCGTCAACGCCGTGAACGATGCGGTCGCCAAGCTGGAGAACGCGCTGTGAGGGCCGTCATCGAACGCGCCCCGCTCCTGGCCGCCCTCTCGCGCCTGATGGGCGTGGTGGAGCGCAAGCACTCAATTCCCACCCTGAGCAACGTCCTCGTGTCGGTGTCGGCGGGTTCGGTGCGCATCCGCGGGACCGATCTCGAAATGGAGGCGATCGAGGTTGTCGCCGCCTCTGTTGACGAACCCGGGGATGTCTTGGTCTCGGCTGACAAGCTGCATGACATCGTCCGAAACGCCGACGCGGGCGCCCAGATCACCATCTCGACCAAGCGCGACGACCCGCGCCTGAGGATCCAGTCGGGCCGGTCCAACTTCAACGTGCCCACGATGGACGCGGCGGATTTCCCTGAGTTCAAGGCCGATGGCCTGTCCGACGCGTGGTCTTTCCCGGCCAAGACGCTCGCCAACATGATCGCCCGCGTTGGTTTCGCCCGCGGCGAGTTCAACCCGCCCACGGCCTTCGGCGGCATCTACCTCACCGTTGAGGGCGGGGAGTTCCACGCCGTTGCCTGTCACAAGGCCGGAATGGCGCTGCGCCGCGAGCCTGCCCCCGAAGGCGCGGCCATTGCGGCGATCGTGCTGCCGAAGTTCACAAACCAGATCACGCGGTGGCTCGCCGACGCGGATGGCGACGTTCAGATTTCGTCCTCGGAGAGCTTGGTCCGGCTGGTTTGCAACGGCGCGACCCTAACCTCCAAGGTCTTCGGCGGCCAATACTTCGACTACCGCCGCATCATGATCGAGGCGCACGAGGCGAGCGCCGCCACCGATCAGGATGCCCTCGCTGCGGCCGCTCGCCGGGTGATGATCATGGGCGACATGTCCACCGGTTCGATCAGGATGAAGTTCGAAGACGGTGCGATCGCGCTCGCATCCCGAAATGACCAGTCAGGGGAGGGCGCCGACGAGATCGCTTGCGATTACGAGGGTCCGCCCACCGACTTCCTGATGAACGCCGACAAGCTGCAGGCCGCTCTCGCGTCCCTGTCTGGTGATCGGGTGGAGATCAGCTTTGCGCCCGTGAAGGACGCCAAGGTCAACACCACCACCCAAGTGATCATCCGGGCGCCGTCGGACCCGGCCATGGTGATCAACCTGATGCAGCCGAGGGCGTGATGGACGCCTATGCGGAGTTCCTCGCGCGCAAGGCGATGCTGGACCCGGCAACGGGGCTGGCGGTCGTTCCGCCGCTGCCAGACGCCATGTTCCACTTCCAGGCCGACATTACCGCCTGGGCGCTTCGCCGCGGTCGCGCGGCGCTATTCGCCGGCACAGGCCTGGGGAAGAGCCTGATGGAGCTCGCCTGGGCCGATGCGGTTCACCGAGAGACAGGGAAGGACATCCTCCACCTGGCCCCGCTCAGCGTGTCGGCCCAGATGGTGCGCGAGGCCGACAAGTTCGGTCTCGTGGCCCGCCAGGTGCGCGCCCAGGCCGATTGCCTGTCAGGAAACAACGTCACCAACTACCAGAAGCTCGACCACTTCGATCTCTCCAAGTTCGGAGGGGTGATCCTGGACGAAAGCTCCATCCTGAAGTCGACGGACGGCCACTATCGGAACCACCTGATCGAGGCCTGCGCCCAGATACCGTTCCGCCTGGCGGCGACCGCCACGCCGGCGCCGAACGACTTCATGGAGCTTGGCAATCACGCCGAGTTTCTGGGGGTCATGTCCTACACCGACATGCTCGCCACGTTCTTCGTTCACGACGGCGGCGACACCCGCTCCTGGCGCCTGAAGGGCCACGCCGAAAACGACTTCTGGCGCTGGATGGCGTCGTGGGCGGTCATGCTCCGCAAGCCGTCCGACCTCGGATATGACGACGTTGGATATGACCTACCGCCCCTGAACCAGCTTCAGCACGTCGTCCGGCTGGCTATCCAGCCGCCCGAAGGTGACATGTTCCACACCCCGGCCGGCAGCTTGGCCGAGCGCATCTCGGCCCGCCGCGAGAGCGTGGCTGAGCGGGTGCGGGAGGCCGTTTCCCTGACACCGGGCGACCGGCCATTCGTGTGGTGGTGCAATCTCAACGCCGAGAGCGAGGCTCTCACGTCCGCCATCCCCGGCGCCGTGGAAATTCGCGGCTCGGACAGTGAGGACGCCAAGGAGCGGAAGCTGGCCGATTTCGCCGAGGGCCGCATCCTGACGCTGGTGACGAAGCCTTCGATCTGCTCGTGGGGCTTGAACTGGCAGCATTGCCGCGACACCGGGTTCGTCGGCCTGAACGACAGCTTCGAGCAGATCTACCAGGCCATCCGCCGCTTCTGGCGCTTCGGACAAACCCAGCCGGTGAATGCCCATTTCATCGCCTCCGAGCGGGAGGGCGCGGTGCTGGCGAACTATCGCCGCAAGGAAGCCGACGCGGACCGGATGGCCGCAGCCATGGTCCGTCACACCGCCGAGATTTCGAGCCTGGCGATCCGAGGCCAGCTCCGCGACCGGCCCGACTACTTGCCCACCGAACCCCTCATCGTCCCCTCCTGGCTCAAGGCCGCCGCATGAACATTCCAGACATCAGGGCCTGCGATCAGGTCATCACCGACCAATACGCCATCTACCAGGGCGACTCCTGCGAACTGATCCGCGCCATCCCCGGCGACACGGTTCACTTTGGCATCCACTCTCCGCCGTTCGAGGGGCTGTACAAGTTCAGCAACTTCGACCGCGACCTGTCCAACAGCGAGGGCGCCGACTTCTGGGATCACTACGCCTTCCTGATCCAGGAATTGTTGCGGGTGACCATGCCCGGCCGGCTGCACTCGGTTCACGTCATGCAGCTGCCGATGAGCAAGATCCGCCACGGCAACATTGGCATGCGCGACTTCCGCGGGGAGGTCATCCGGTCCTACGAGAACGCTGGATGGATCTTCCATAGCGAGGTCTGCATCTGGAAAGACCCCGTCGTCGCCCAGCAGCGCACGAAATCCATTCGCCTGCTGCACAAGCAGATCACGAAGGACAGCACCATCAGCGGCCAAGGCCTGGCCGACTACATCGTCACCTTCCGCAAGCCGGGGGAGAACCCCGAGCCGGTCGACGGGATGTTTGACCTGTTCGTCGGGGCCGATCTCGACATTAGCCGTGAGGCCTACGACCGGGACAAGTCGCGCCTCGCCGCCGAGGGAAAGACGCCCTGGCCCTTTGAAATGTGGGTCTCGGTTCGGGTGTGGCAGCGATACGCATCTCCGGTCTGGATGGATATCGACCAGGGCCGAACGCTGCAGTACCGCGGCGGTCGAGACCATGCCGACGAACAGCACATCTCGCCCCTGCAACTCGACGTTATCGAGCGCTGCATTGAGCTCTGGTCAAACCCCGGCGACGTGGTCCTGACGCCATTCCTGGGCATTGGGTCTGAGGTGTTCTCGGCGGTCGAGATGGGGCGCCGCGGCGTCGGTTTCGAATTGAAGCCTTCCTACTTCACCCAGGCCGTTCGCAACCTCTCGCGCGCAGGCCTACCGGAGGCCGCCTCCATCTTGGAGAGCGCGGCGTGACCCGGGCGCGCGGAAAGCGGGGTGACGCTGGCGTCTCCTTCGAGGACGCCGCCGTCAACCTGGATGATCTTGAGGCCGCAGGCTTTTTCGCCGAGGTCACTGACGATATGCGGCGCGCGGCCCACGCGGAGTTCGCGAGGATCTTCGCGAGCCGCAACCCGCCCGAGGTTTGGCCTGGCATCGCACCGGCGCTGGCTCCTGGCGATCCAGCCCCTGGCGACATGTTCGGGCTCGCGGCATGATCCCTCCCACACCCCAGATGGCCGAGACCGATCCGCTCCTGATCGCGATCAGCCTCTTCATCGAACGCCGCGGCCGCGCTCCCGACGCTGACGAGATCTATGACCTCATCAACTTCCGCCAGGCCGGCGGGATCGCGCGGGCCTGCGCAGCCCTATCGAAGGTGGCTGAGAACCGTGTCTCTCAACAGCGCCGGATGCAGGCGAGGGCGTCGGCATGAACCCCTCCGACTATATGGGTCTCGTCACCGCCAAGCGGGCTCTGGGCGCATCCTGGGGGGCGATCTCGGGCATGACGGGGGTGTCTGTCCCTGATCTGCGCAAGGCGTTCGATCCGACATGGCCGAAGGATTTCGATACGGCCCGCCAACCCTTGCCGGAAATCACCCAGCCTGAGGCGGTGAAGCCGAAGCCGTCGTCCGGCGGGAAACAGGTAACCCGCGCAAAGCCCGGTACACTCACGAGCCGCATTCTGCTGGCGATCAATGCCGGCGCGGCTACCACGCAGGACATCATCACCGCGACAGGCGCCGATCATGGCTCGGTGGCCGTCATGTTGTCGCGCATGAAGCGCGGCGGGCTTGTCTCAGGGGCTGGCGACTACCGCTTTGTCTGGACCCTCACTGAGGTCTCCGACGCGCTGCTGAGCGGGCTTCAGGCGACTGACCGGGAGATTGCAGCATGACGGACGCCCTGCTTTCGCTGTGGAAGGGCGACGTTCAACCGCCCCATCCGCCCGAGCCGCCGCTTGGCGAGAAGGTGCGCGCCATCCTTCGGCAAGCCGCCGCCTTCCACGGCGTGACGGTTGACGACATCAAGGGCTCGCGCCGGTTCCTGTCCCACTGCATGGCCCGCCAGGAGGCAATGTGGCGACTCCGCGAGATCAAGGCGCCTGACGGCAGCCCCCGCCTCAGCCTGCCCCGCATTGGTCAGATCGTCGGCGGGGTCGATCACACGACGGTTCTGCATGGGGTGCGGGCGCACGAGCGGCGGAGGCGTCTGTGACCGCCCGACATATCATTCATAAGCCTATGCATAGGCCATCTCGCCGCGCTGGCCCGCCGGCAACGTTAAGCTATCCCTTGGGGATGGCCCTCGTCCCCACGCTCGATCTTCAGGTGCGCCAATGACCCACGCGCCTCTCACGCCTCCTGAATGCGACCTTCAGGACTTCCCCTTCATGCCGCTGCATGTCGCCCGACTGCGCGACAGCGACCAGGCTGCCGAAGTGGCGCCTGAGGCGTGCTGGTACGCTGTCCTGCTGTGGGCGGCGTCCTGGCATCAGATACCCGCGGCATCCCTGCCGGACAACGACGCGGTGCTGACCCGCCTGCTCGGCCTGGGCCGCGACGTTCGGACCTTCCGGAAGCACAAGGACGGCGCGATGCGCGGGTTCGTACTCTGCGACGACGGTCGCCTCTACCATCCCGTGGTGGCCGAGCAGGCGGTTTCGGCCTGGAATAGCAAGCTGCAGCAGCGCTGGCGGACCGAGTGCGCCCGCATCAAGAAGCAGAACCAACGCAACGGAACGGACCTCCCGTCACCGACCTTCGCCGAGTTCACGGGCAGCGATGTCCCTGATCCGGGTCCCGAGGTTGTCCCCGAGGACAAGACCATTTGTCCCGAGGGACAAGGCGTCCAAGAGAGAGGGACAGGGACAGGGAGACTAGAAGAAGAACCCCCCATCCCCCCAAACGGGGGGGTGAGCGATCCGATCTTCGATCAGGCTTGGGCGGCCTACCCGGCAGCCGGTAGGGCCACGATCGGCAAGGCGAAGGCGCTGACCGCCTGGGCGGCGGCGGTCGCCACCGGCCAAGCCGCGGACGTGCTGCTGTCCGCCGTAAGGGCTTACGCCGCCGGCGACTACGCCAAGTCCGGCGGCAAGCCGCGCCGGTTCGACCGGTGGCTGGCCGATGGCGGCTACGAGGCGTTCCTTACGACGCCCGCCGCCAGCAACGATGCGGTGTGGCGCGGGCCTGCGGACCTTCGCGAGGCTCTGGTCGCCAAGATGGGCGAGACCTGGACCCACAGCTACCTCGACGCCTGCGAGTGGGACGAGGACGCCATGACGATCATCGCGCCGAGAGACTTCACGGTCACGCAGCTGGAACGGAACGTCCGACGCCAGCTGGCCGATAGCCAGGTCCAGCAGGTTCGGGTGAAGGGCAGGGCGGCATGACCAGCAAGCCCGCCACCTGGCCCTCCGCCCTCACCGAGACCGAGACTCGCCGCTGGAACGTCCGGCAACTCGACGGTTCGCTCGCCTTCTCGCCGGACCTCACCAACATCGAAACCGCAAAACAGGCCAGGGACGCGATCAACCGCGCGTTCGATTGGGGCCGGGAGAAAGCAGCATGAGCACCTCACCGAAATGGTTCGTCTGCCGCGTCACGACCCGCCAGGAGAAGCGCATCCTCGCCGCCTTCGAGGAGAAGGGGATCACCGCCTACTGCCCGATGGAGCGGAAGTGGTCCCTCCATGCCCGCCCCAAGGTCGCGATCAGCCGGGCGCTGTTCCCGGGCTACGTCTTCGCGGTCCTGCCTGATGACGAAGCCCTCGACGCCGCCCGCTCGGATCGGCGGGTGCGCGAGATCATGTGCGACAAGTTCGGCGAGCCGATCGCGGCGAACACCCGCTCGTTGCGCGGCCTCTTCATCGCCGACATGTTCCACGAGTTCGATGAGACGTGGGTGGCGCCCAAGCGCAAGCGGCCGAAGGGGAAGAAGTACTCCCACAAATGGGCAGCCGGACAACAGGCCAAGATCACCCGCGGCCCCTACGAGGGATTCATCGCCAGGGTGATCAAATCCAAGGGCAAGGAACGCGTCGAGATCATGCTCACGCTCTTCGGCCGCGAGTGGGAGTGGAATGTGTCGCAGGCCGACCTCGAAGAACTCCCAGCACAAGATATTGCGCGCGATCTGGCCGCGTGACATACATGCGGTAGTGCTTCGCTTCGCGAGCGCGACGGGATGACCTACGAGGCTGACGCTTTCGCAGCGCGCCGTAGACCCCAGGGGTTCGGGCCAGGGCGCAGGACGCCAATCCGAAACCACCAAGTCGAAGTCGTGCCCAAGCCTCTCCATCTGCGAATGCTCGCGGAGCAAGCCCCTCAGTCAGGTGACCAATGGGACGCAAGTCCACATTCAATGACAAGGACGCCGCGGAGATCGTCGATCGCCTGTCCAAGGGGGAGCCGCTCACGGTCATCTGCCGTGACGACTGGCTCCCTTGCGACGACACGGTGAGGAACTGGGCGGACGCGAACGAGGACTTTGCTCGGGACATCGCCCGCGCGCGCGAAGCTGGCTTCGATCAGATCGCCCTCGATGCGCTCGCCATCGCCGACGAGACGCATCTCGACACGAAGAAGGGGGCGAACGGCGAGGGCGTCTGCAACAGCGAGTGGATCAGCCGATCCAAGCTCCGCGTTGAGACCCGGCTGAAGCTGCTCTCGAAGTGGGATCCCAAGCGCTACGGCGACAAGATCCAGACCGAGCATTCCGGAAATGTCGGCCTGTCCCTCAACGTGACCCCGGATGACGCGGCGCTGTAGTGCCAGCTCTCCTCACGCCGAAGCAGATCGAGGCCAACCGGCTTCTCGGCTCTGCGGCGGCGAACATCATGCTCCGGGGCGGCTCGCGCTCGGGCAAGACCTTCCTGCTGGTGAGGGCGATCTGCCAGCGGGCGCTCAACGCCCCTGAAAGTCGTCACGCCATCTGGCGCTTTCGGTTCAACCACGCCAAGGCCTCGATCTGGCAGGATACCCTGCCCAAGGTCATGAAGCTGTGCTTCCCGACCGTGCCGTTGGACACCAACGAAACCGATCTGGTGGCGACGTTCCCGAACGACTCGCAGATCGTGCTCGGCGGCTTGGACGATAAGGCTCGGGTCGAGAAGGTCTTGGGCCAGGAGTATTCGACCCTCTATTTCAACGAGAGCAGCCAGATCCCTTGGTCCTCGGTTGAGACCGCGATGTCGCGCCTGGCGCAGAACGTCGCCCTTGACCCCGCCATCGCCCGGGCGACCGGCCGGACCCATCTGCCGCTCAAGGCCTATTTCGACTGCAACCCGCCGTCGAAGCTGCATTGGAGCTACGAGCTCTTCCGCTCCCACCTGAAGCCCGGGACCAAGGAGGCGCTGCCAAACCCCTCCGACTACGTCGAGATGCTGGTAAACCCGGCGGACAATCGGGCGAACCTGCCGGCCAAGTACTTCGACATTCTCGGCAACATGTCGGAGGCCAAGCGGCTCCGCTTCGAGCGCGGCGAGTGGGCTTCTGAGGTCAACGGCGGCCTCTGGTCTCTCGAGCGGATTGACGAACTTCGCGTCGCCGCCGCGCCCGACATGCTTCGCATCGTTGTCGCGGTTGACCCCTCGGGGACCAAGGGCGACGGCGCCGGAGATGACATCGGCATCGTGGTCGCTGGCAAGGGTGTGGATGGCAGGGCCTACGTCCTGGCCGACATGACCTGCCAGCTATCGCCTGACGGCTGGGGACGCCGTGCGATCGACGCCTACTATGGCCGATGGTCGCCGACACCTGAGCGCTTCAGGGCTGACCGCATCGTGGCGGAACGCAACTTCGGCGGCGCCATGGTCGAGCACGTCATCCGGACGGCTGACAAGTTGGCCGCCTACAAGGAAGTCACCGCCAGCCGCGGCAAAGCTGTTCGGGCCGAACCTATCTCAGCGCTCTACGAGCAGGGCCTGGTGTCCCATGTGGGGCCGTTCCCTGACCTCGAAGACCAGATGGCCAACATGACCGCCGCGGGGTTCGTTGGCGAGGGCTCGCCTGACCGGGCGGATGCCCTGGTCTGGGCTCTGACCGAGCTGATGATCGACGGGTCAAACTACAACATCTCGGCGTTCACCTAGGAAGGGGACCGCATGCCGCCTTCCCCTATCCGCCGCACGGGCCGCCCAGGCGGGCTGACGATGGACGGCCTGTCCAACGTGATCTCCGGCGTGGGGACCTCGGTCGATAAGCGGTCCTACGACACCTACACGCTCACCGCTCCCATTACTCAGGGAGAGGTTGAGAGCGCCTATCGCACCTCCTGGCTCGGCCGGAAGATCCACGACCTGCCGCCATTCGACATGGTGCGGGAGTGGCGCGACTGGCAGGCCAAGGCCGATCAGATCGAGAGGCTAGAAGCCGAAGAGGCTCGCCACGGGCTGCGCAACAAGATCCGCAAGGCCCTGACCTGGGCGCGGCTCTACGGCGGCGCGGCATTGATCCTTGGGGTGAAGCAGGGGGCTCCCGACCAGCCGCTCACGGCCAGCATCGGCCTGGGCGCCCTGAAGTACGTCCACGTCGTCACCCGTCACCAACTGACCATCACGGAGATCGACAGCGATCCAGAGTCCGACTTCTTCGGTCAGCCGCTCTTCTACGAGATGAGCAGCCTCAAGGGCCAGGTCAGAATCCACCCGTCGCGCGTGATCGCTTTCGTCGGCCAGCCCATCCCTGAGGGGTCCATGGGGGTGAGCGGCCAGGATACGTTCTGGGGCGATCCGCTCATGCAGAGCGTGCGTGACGCGGTGAGCAACGCCGACCTTTCGCAGAACGGCATCGCCAGTCTGGTGCATGAGGCGAAGATCGACACCCTGTCGATCCCTGGCCTGTCCAACAGCCTCGCGACCGTCGAATATGAGCAACGGCTGATCAAGCGACTGCAGGTCGCCAACCTCGCCAAGTCGCTGCTGAACACCCGCGTTCTCGACTCCGAGGAGAAGTGGGAGACCCGCCAACTCAGCTTCACCGGCATGCCCGACCTTATGGACAAGTTCCTGCAGATCGTCGCCGGCGCCGCAGACATTCCCGTCACCCGCCTCCTGGGCACGTCGGCCAAGGGCCTGAACGCGACCGGGGAGGGTGACAACGACAACTACGACGAGATGATCAGCGCCCGGCAGGAGATGGACCTCCGCCCCTGCCTGGAGCGCCTCGACGCAATCCTCATCCCCTCCGCGCTGGGCAGCCGCCCGCCCGAGGTCCACTTCATCTTCGCCCCGCTCGACAAGCCCGACCCCAAAGAGCAGGCCGACATCGCCGACAAGCGCGCCGACACCGCCAAGAAGTACGTCGATAGCGGTCTTGTGCCGCTCCCGGCTATGGCGAAGGCGGTGCAGAACGGCCTCATCGAGGACAGCACCTATCCCGGCCTGGAAGCCGCGCTGGCGGAAACCAAGGCGACCGTCGGCCTGCCGGTGGAGCTGTTCAAGGTGCTGCTCACCGCTTGGCAGGGTGGCGGGGCTCCCATCGACGCCATCTACGAGCGCCTCAACGCCGCGGGGCTTCTACCTGCCGGCATGACGATCGACGGGTTCAAGTCCGCCATCGAGGACGAGGGGCAGGCGCTTGGCGAGATGGAAGAGCCCGACCCCACCACAGGCGTCGCGCCATCGCCCATGCGGGCCGCGGCCAATGACGCCGAGCCGCGCACCCTCTACGTTCGTCGCGACGTCCAGAACGCCGCCGAAATCCTGGCCTGGGCCAAGGCCCAAGGCTTCACCACCACCCTGCCGGCCGATGACCTACACGTCACCATCACCTACAGCCGCACCCCCGTGGACTGGATGGCGATGGGCGAGAACTGGTCGGGCGACGGCAAGGGCGTCGTGACTGTCCAGCCTGGCGGCCCTCGCATGATGGAGCGGTTCGGCGAGGCCACGGTGCTGCTGTTCTCCTCGACGGAACTGCAGTGGCGCCACATGCACATGGTCGAGAAGGGCTGCTCCTGGGATCATCCCGAGTATCAGCCCCACGTCACGATCAGCTACGCCGCGCCCGAGGGAATGGACCTGTCCAAGATCGAGCCCTACCGGGGCGCCATCGTTCTGGGCCCTGAGATCTTCGAGGAGCTTGACGAGGACTGGGCCGGGAAGGTGGTCGAGGCGTGACCAGCCGCGCCGAGCAGGCGTTCGACGCCGCGGTGAAGCATCGCATCGGCCTGAACCGCTACTCTTCCTGGCTGGTTCGCCGGGTGATCTCGCAGCTTAACCGGGTCGAGAAGGACATCATCAGCCGCCTGGCTGAAGCGGCTCCCGATAGCGTCGCGGGCGGAAGGCTTGAACTGCTGCTGGACGCCATCCGCGTGCTTCAGGCGCAGGGGTGGGTGACCATCAAGGCCCGGCTCACCGAAGACCTGACCGACCTGGCTGAGGCCGAGGCGCTGTTTTCCGATCGGCTGACAAAGCTGGCGGCCCGGCCTGAGGCCTTCACCGTCTTCTCCCCGGCCCCTCCCGTGGGTCAGGTGATGGCTGCGGTTCAGGCCCGGCCGTTTCAGGGCCGGTTCCTCAAGGGGTGGCTGGACGACGCGGAGGAGGGGGAGGCCAAGCGGGTTCGCGAGACCATTCGGCAGGGCTTCATCGAAGGGCGCCCGACTGCAGAGATTGTCCGGACCCTTCGGGGCACGCGGGCCAACAAGTATCGCGACGGGGTGCTGGAGATCAGCCGGCGCGGCGCCGAGGCGATGGTCAGGACGGCCATCACCCACACGGCCAACGTCGCGCATGAGGAAGCCTACCAGGCCAACTCCGACATCGTTCGCGGCGTCGAGTGGGTCAGCGTTCTGGACAGCCGCACGACGATGATCTGCGCCAGTCGGGACGGGAAGATCTACCCCATCGGCAAGGGACCTCGCCCGCCGGCGCACATTGGCTGCCGATCCACCACCATCCCCGTGGTCGACAAGATCGAAGGGGTGGCCGAGTTCAACCGCCCAACCTATCCCGAGTGGCTCGCCAAGCAGTCGGCCGCCGCGCAAGACGACATTCTGGGCCCGGCACGCGGGCGGCTGTTCCGATCCGGGGGCTTGAAGGTTGAAAGCTTCGTGGATCGCAAGGGCTCGCTCCTGACGCTCCAGCAGCTCCGCGAGCGGGATGCCGAAGCTTTCCAGCGGGCAGGTCTCACGCCATAGTCGAGGCGTGGACGCCCCGAAGTTCCAGATCATCCCCGGCGGCAAGGCCGACAAGGGGAAGCCCAAGAGGAAGCCGCGGGCCAAGACGGGTCCGACCTGGCACTGCCGCCGCTGCATCAAAGACACCGGCCAGATGACCAGCACCTTCCTCCGGGTGACGACCGATCCGATGGACCTGGGCGACCGCCTCGTGGGCGGCAAGGCCAACTGGATCTGCGTTCACTGCCTGTCTCGCGGCGTCGTGTCTCACCAGACCGTCTAGGCGACCGGCGCTCAGCGCCACGCATAAGGACATCGTTATGCAGTTCTACGACACCGTCGTCCTCGACGGCGTGCGCAAGACCCGCGACGGCTACCTGGTGGCCAGCGCGAAGACTGCCCGCACCGGGATCCAGACCTACACGGCGGGCGAACTCGGTCTCTCCGACCGTGCGCCGACGGACGTGATCCGGGTCTACCGGTCCCCCGAGGAGGTGTTCAGCAAGGACGCCCTGGCCTCGATGGCCCATCGTCCGGTCACTGTCGATCACCCGAGCGAGATGGTCGACGCCAGCAATTGGAAGAAGCACAGCGTCGGCATGACCGGCGATGAAGTGGCGCGAGACGGCGAGTTCGTCCGCATCCCCCTGACCCTGATGGATCAGGCCGCCATCATCGCCTGGGAGGGTGGCCGCAAGGAACTCTCCTGGGGCTACACCTGCGATCTCGACTTCACCGACGGCGTGACGCCGCAAGGCGAAGCCTACGACGCCATTCAGCGCGGCATCCGCGCCAACCATCTCGCCACGTGCCGCAACGCCCGTGGCGGATCCGAACTCCGGTTCGGCGACGATAACCCCAACCATGGAGGCCAGGACATGGCTCTCAAGACCATCATCGTGGACGGCCTCCCGGTCGAAACCACTGACGCCGGTGAAGCCGCCGTCAACAAGCTCCGCGGCATGCTGGACACCGCCGGCAAGGCCCTCACCGACGCCAACGCGGCCCACGCCACGGCCATCGCCGCGAAGGACGCCGAACTGGGCACGAAGGACGCCACCATCGCCGATCTGCAAAAGCAGGTCGTGACCGGCGCCGCCCTCGACGCCCTGGTGGCTGATCGCGCCGCCGTCACCGCCAAGGCTAAGGCCATCGCGCCCACCCTGGACGCCGCCGGCAAGACGAACGCCGAGATCAAGCGCGCCGCCGTGTCCGCCAAGCTCGGCGACGAGAAGGTGAAGGACAAGTCCGACGACTACGTCGGCGCCCTGTTCGATCACCTGGCGGCCGACACCGGCGAGGCCGACCCGGTGCGCGACGCGATCCGCGACAATGTCCACAACGTCAACGACGCCACCAAGGTCGTCACCGACGCCCGCGCCGCCTACCTCGCCGATCTGCACGGCGAAAAGGCCGCCGCCTAAACCCCACAATCCGGCCCGCTGGGAAGCGCGCCCTGCCCTGAGAAGGAACCGCCGACATGGCGACCTACCAAACCACCTATTCCGCTGCTCCTGCGAAGGGCCTTCCGGGTCAGATCGCGAACGAGGAGAAGTGCAACAAGGTCTCCCGCGCCGTGGAGTCCGCCGCTGGCATCGCCTTCGGTCAACCGGCCTTCCGGGGCTCGGGTGACCACGGCGTGATCCTCGGCGGGGCCTTCGCGGCGACCTCCGTTGGCGCGGCCGGGACCCCGGCGCCCGCGGGTGCGACCATTTCGGCCGCCCCTGCTGTCGCCGCCGGCGCCAAGGCTGGCGTCTATACCGTGCTCTGCATCACCGCCGGCGCGACCGGCAAGTGGCGGATTGAAGACCCCGACGGCGTGTATGTCGGCGTCGCCACGACCGGCACCGAGTTCGTGGGCGGCGGTCTGACCTTCACCATCACCGACACCGGCACTGACCCGGCCGTCGGCGAGGCGTTCACGATCACGGTCACCTACACCGCCAACGCCAAGTTCGTCGGCCTGGCTGTGCTCAGCGCCGCCGTGCCGCCCCTGGCCTCCGGCGCCTCAAACCCCGACCTCTACCCGCAGTACTTCACCGGCGCGTTCATGACGATGGGCCAGATGTACGTCACCGCGGGCGCTGCGGTCGTGGATGACGGCGACGTCTACTGGAACCCGGCCACCGGCCGCTTCACCTCGACGACCACCCACATCCGCATCCCGAACGCCACCTTCGACACTTCGGGCGGCGACGGCGACATCGTCGAGATCTCCCTCAAGCTCCGCTAACCCCAATCCGCCCGTCGTGACGACGCGCGTTCCCTGAGAAGGACCAGAGGCACATGCCGCAAGCTTTCACCGACGCCCAGGCGGCGCTGCCCTTCGTGGTGGCGCAGGGGCGCAACATCGAGGCCGGCGTTTACGCGCGCCGTTACCCCACCCTCAACTACAACCGCGTCCTGCCCATCGTCACCGAGGGGAACCAATGGGCCATCGGCACGACCTTCTTCACGGTCGACAGCGCCGGTGAGGCCAAGTTCATCTCCGGCGCCGGGACGGACATGCCGTTCAACAAGTCCAGCCGCGATCAGGCGTCGCACGACTTCGCCATGATCGGGTCGGGCTGGGAGTGGAACCTCGAAGAGGTCAACCAGTCCGCGCTCTACGGCATCAACCTGCCCGCCACCGATGCGGCCTCGGCCACCGACAAGATCGAGCGCCTGCTGAACAGCATCGCGTTCACCGGGTCGACCGAGAAGGGTTGGCCCGGCTTCGCCAACAGCTCGGCCGTTCCGCGCGCCGACGTGGCCACCCCGGGCACCTTCTGGCCGGCGAAGACCGTCGACCAGATGCTTGCCGACGTCGATGAGGTCCTGGGCCGCGTTCGCACCCAGACCTCGGAAGTCGAGTGGGCCGACAGCATCGCGCTGCCGCCCGTCGCCTTCCGCACCGCGGCCACCAAGCGCCTGGGCGCCGGGGACGGTTTCATGACCGTGCTCGAGTACATCAAGAAGAATAACATCTACACCGCCGAGACCGACCAGCCCCTGAACATCTACCCCGTTCGGGAACTGGCCACGGCCTCGCAAGACGGCGGCGGCCGGATGGTGGCCTATCGGAAGGACCGGGAAGTCGTGCGCTTCCACCTGCCGATGCCCCGCACGGTCCTGCAGCCGCGCATGAAGTCCCTCATGGGCTTCGAGCAGGGCATCATCGCCCGCACCGGCGGCACCGAATGGCGCCTGCCGAAGTCGGCCGCCTACGCCGACGAAATTACTGCACCCCCCGCGTAACTCGGGGTACAATTGCAGTTGAAATTCGAAGGCGGTGAGATGATGCCTGACATTCTTGAAGTAGCCCGGCAAGAGCTTCGATACGACCCCGACGATGGGTGCTTCTACCGGCTGCAAAGGCGAAGCAGCAAGACTGACGAAGACCTGAAGGCGGGAACGCTGTTGCAGGGATACGTCATCGTGTGGGTCGGGGGCAGGGGAGGGCGCCGGTTCCGCGCTCACCGCCTCGCATGGCTCTTCATGACGGGCGAAATGCCCCCGAAGGGTTTCGAGATCGACCACGTCAACGGCAGGCGGTCCGACAACCGTTGGGCCAATCTGCGCCTAGTGACGCGCGCCCAGAACAACATGAACCACGGCATCCAGAGCAACAATAAGAGCGGCCAGCCCGGCGTCTCCTATCAGCGTCGCCGCTCCAATTGGACGGCCAGGATCGTGGTTGACCGCAGAACGATCCTCCTTGGCGACTTTGCCAACAAGGATGATGCCATCGCCGCTCGCCGAAAGGCGGAGCTCAAGTACTTCGGTGAGCACGCGCCGCCTCAGCCGCGCGCCGCCGTTCCTAAAGGCTCGCATCCTGGCGGGTTCAGCATGAAGGGGTTCCCCGCATGAAGGTCACCAACAATTCCAAGGCGCTCCAAGGCGTCCACAGCGTCGAAGGTCTCGTGTTCATCGAGGCGGGCGCCACGAAGGAGGTCGAGATCGCCCCCGACTATCTGGAGCGCGCCAAAAGCCTGCCGTTCCTCGCCATCAAGGCCGCCGACCCGCTCGACCACGACGGCGACGACAAGAAGGGCGGCGCCCATCCGCCGGTCGGCCAAGGCTACGACGCCATGACCGTTCCGCAGTTGAAGGAACTCGCCGCCGCTCGCGAGATCGACCTGGGCGACGCCAAGAAGCGTGACGACATCGTCGCGACCCTTGAGTTGGCCGACGAGGCCGCCGCTCAGGCCTAACCCATACCCGACCTTGGGCAAGTCGCCCGCGCCGCAGTTGATGCGCCGCCGTCCCCAACGGGAGCCCCCACTATGGCCTACACCACCCCGACCGCCACCGAACTGAAGGCGAAGTTCCCGACCTTCGCCGCCGTTGACAGCGGCGTCGTCACCTCGGCGATCACCGACGCGAACCGCCAGGTCGACGAGAGTTGGCTTGAGGGCGACTACGCGAACGCGATCATGCTCCTGGCGGCCCACAATCTGGCGCTGGATGGCCACGGCGCGAGCCGGGAAATCCAGCTATTGGGCTTCAAGCGGGTCAAGGTCGGCCCTCTGGAGTTGGAACGGGCGGCCTCTTCGTCCGACGCGGCGGCCGGATCGCTGGGCTCGACGTCGTTTGGCGTTCGATATGCTGAGCTTCGCCGGCTGAACTTCTCGGGCGGGATCGTCGCCTGATGAGCACCTTCCTCGACGACATCTTCGGACCGCTCACGCT